ACTATCACTTCCACAGTGTAATTGGAGAAGACTGGGAATCGTACGTGGGTGATCCGCTCTTTTACTTTTCCTTGTGCCATGCCTCCTCCTCGTTCTTCAGGTCCGTCACATCCTTTTCAATTATTACCTCGCGGTAGAGGACATAGAGTGATACCAGAAGTCCGAGGATGGATGCCGCGCTGCCCACGTCACTAAGTAGGATATGAATCATTCAGTAAACCCCAAGGGGATCGCTAGATTTTCAATAGTGAATAGCACTGCGCCGTGCCACCTGAGCTGCACCACAGTATCTGGGAGATCCTTGTCAATCTCTACGGGAATCCCCAGCATGTACGTGGCTGGCTGAGGTGCATCAAGCAGATCCTTAACCACAATCTCGCTAAACTCTGTTTTCACTGTGATGGGGTTCATCAGGATGAGGTACTGCATCTGGTACAGCTGAGCTTTGGACATGCCCCAAGTTACCCCTGAGTGCATAATTGCCATCTGCATTGTCGCAGGTGTTATCGCTGAACTGGTCGCATTCAAGATCACGCACGGTCTCTTATAGGTCATTCTGAGTCTCCTGAGTCTTACAAATGTACTTGAACGCCTCTAAGATCCGAAGTCGAAGTCGCAGTATTGCAGGCGCTCGTCGGAAATCCGCCCCATACACAGGGTGGCCACGGAGCAGTGTTCGGTTCTGGGTTATAAGGAGCTGGCTGCTGCGCTGTGGCTAGAGCTTTCTTGATCTCCTTTATTTCAGCTCTCAGCTCGGCCACTAGGGATTTATGTTGTTTCTGCGTCATTTGTCATCCTTCCTCGTGGGATGACATGAACCAAATGGCTCCCACACATTGAGCATCCATGCTAGGTATATGTTCCTAGCCTCTTCCTCGGTCGTTGGCGATGGTTTGAACCCTAGGGCCTTCTCGACTCGATCAATGTTGTTCTGCAGCAAGGGTATCCAGTAGGGCTTCACTGGCTCTTGCTGAACTTCTTCATGGTTTCCTAGCTTTACTAGGAAGCTCCCTGTGGACTTTCCTCCGATGGCTAGGTCAATCTGCTTCTCGATTTCCTCTAAGATTTCCTTATGAGTGGTGAGCCACGAGTACACATCAAATACTAGGGTTTTCATTGCTGAGGGTTCTCCTCTACTTCGTAGGTGCTAGTCGGGTCCGCTTGCATGGTTTGCACAATGTTCTGCGCCCACCATATATGAGGCCGAAGTTCTGGGTGCACTGTGTTTATGTGCTGCCTAAAAGCTTCTGCTGAGAATGGTATGCTGTTTCCCGCTGGGCACTCTGCGCATAGGTAGGTTATTGCTGCTGATTCAATGTTTCCTTTTTTCATTGCTGAGGGTTCTCCTGAGTCTTACCTTCCATACCTTGCTTCGGTACCTCGATGGGGAAACTATAAAACTTTACCAAGCGATACATCACGTCTGGCAGGGATAAAATGTAGTGAAATACAGAGTGCTCATCCTCTGAACGAGACAACATCTTCTGCATCAACTCATTGTCATACAGACGCCAAAGGTTTTTCTCGGTTATCTCTACCATTTTCATTGCCAGCTCTGCTGATACTGGCTCATTTCCTGTTATTTCCTGAGTCTGCTTCTCGGTCATAACCCTGTCCCCAGCGGCACTAGCCGCAACTCATATTCCTGAGTGTAGTTTCCCTTCTCATCTAGGCAAGGATACATAATACAGGGGTTTGTCATAGTCGGCTCACGGAATTTCCAGCCAAATTTCTCGGCGGTGTCCTGCAACGCCAACTGCATCTGCACCATCTTCTCTATTGCATTGTTCTGAGTCATGCTGAGTCCTCTCGTAACTTGTGATGTACCTGAGCGCTCGGCTCGTCCACGTCTCCGGGGCTCCTAGGGTTTTCAGTGTCCCTGCCTTGGGTATTACTAGGGCTTCCCTCATAATGTTTTCCAAAGCTCCTAGTCTGCGATTGCATGGGCCACACAAAACGCCACGATTGCACTTTCCACAAGTTCTGGCTTTGCCGTCGCAGCATGCGTGGTCATGGTCTATGTGTAGACGACTTCCAGCGTCTCCATCTGTGCTGGGACAGAGAGCGCAGTGCCCGCCTTGGGATTCTAACTGAGAGTCAAACTGCTCAGGTGTCCAATGGTATCGCCCGATACTTGCGGAGCGTACTACCTTTGCTCTGAACTTTGGGTTTTCATCGTAGGACTTCTTGAAATTCCTTTGCTGATTCACAGCAATCTCTGGATTGCTATGGTACAACTTCTTTGCACGTTTTGCGTTGTAGTCTCTAAACTCTTCTGGGTTTTCTTTGAGCTGTTTCTCCCGCCATGCTTTACTTCGTTCACTACTTGTCATGTTCATCTCCTCGAAAGATCGAGCAGGGAGATGTTCGAGGCATCTCCCCACTCTTTTAGTGTACCACAACCGCTGTGGTACAAGCTTACCGTGAACCACTGTAAACCTTTGAAAACAAAGGTCATACGGTCGGAACAGCGGCGTTTTGGAGGTACAAACCGGCCCTCGGTGCCGCGTTCGCCAAGTTGCTTATTGTTACACTCTTTTCGAGCGGTGCAGGCATTTCTGCTGCACTCATACGGTTGTTGTTCCCGTATAGTTCGGACTATTGCATCACCCTTGCGGGCGTTTCTTCGCTTAGTCTCTCACGGTCTCTTTCGAGTTCCGCCTCGTTGGCATTTCAGCGTTCGAGTCAATCAGAAGAAATTTTACTTGCTCCAACTTTTCTTAAAAGCAAGTGTTGTAGGCAAACATCTTGTTTTGTTATACTTAGCTATTTACTAAGTAGTACAGGCATTTCTGCTGCACTCATACGGTTGTTGTTCCCGTATAGCTCGGACTATTGCATCACCCTTGCGGGCGTTTCTTCGCTTAGTCTCTCACGGTCCCTTGCGGGTTCCGCCTCGTTGTCATTTCAGATTTCGAGTCAATCAGAAGAAATTTTACTCGCACATATTATGCCTTGGGTTTATGCGAGGTCAAATAAGACGACGTGCCTGCCTGACCATTGATGTCAGGTACGGGAGCAACCACGTTCCCACCACCGAAGTCGTAAAGCTCCAGAGGAGAGAGTTCACCGATATACCACAAACTTGTTACACGCTTAGCGTGGTGCAGGCATTTCTGCTGCACTCATACGGTTTTCGTTCCCGTATAGTTCGGACTATTGCATGCGCTTCCGCGCTCTTCTCGCTTAGTCTCTCAGGCTGCTTTCGCTTGCCCCTCGTTGCCGTTTCAGGATTCGAGTCAATCAGAGAAGATTTTTCATTCCTACAAACGTAGGTGGGACAACCAGTAATTCGGTTAATTGTCCAAAACCAACAGGTCCATTCGATTGTTGATTGCCGTCCAAGATTTGTGATACTTCCTGCCGCCAAAAGTATCGGAGAAGTACTTCTTGGACATATCCAGAGTCTTATCGCCCTTGATTTCCTGAGCGTTTGCGATCTGGACGTTGTACATCAGGTTGCTCTGAGCAAATGCCTGCTCAGGCGGGCCGTACCAAATGCCCGACTTGATGCTGTCTGCATCAGGACCCAGTGCGCGACCAAGGAGAACCTCGGCACGCTGAGCGATACCCGGGGTAATAGCTGCACCGTTGAGATTAATCGTAGGTGTGCTCAGACGACCCGGATAGGTCGCACGGTTCAGGCCAGCGATGGTGCCGCTGTTGGAGTTCACGTCCCAAGCTTTGATGCCCAGAAGTGAGTTGCCTGCCCCGTAGGTCGCACCATTGACCACAACGAAGTCTGTGACTACCAGACCGATGATGTTAGCCAAGTTGGTGCTGAAAAACAGAGTGTTGCTAGGTCCGTCACTATACGAGATAGTGGCCGGTCCACCCGCACGGAGAACGCCCCCGGCGCTATAGAACTGCACCTGTTGCTGATCCGTAAAGGCCACTGCGACGTTCATACCAGCGATGCTGGATGCTGCGCCCAGTGTGATGACTGCCGCTGCCGGGATCTGGTCGATCATGCCCGAACCGTCCGAGTTGATCAAGCCTTCGATACCCTGCATCGCTGCGTCCAGAGAGTTTTTCATCTCCTGCGCTTTGACTGCGAACAGACCCTTCTGCTTGGAATCTGTGGAAGCCTGAGCCAGCCACGAGATCTCGCAGACGTTAAAGAGGTACACAGGTGCCAGCGCGAACGATGCCCACTGAGATCCGGTACCGCGACCCATAGAGTCTGCGTTGCCAGTTCCCTGAGAGATTGCTGCGCCTGCCTGCACTCGGAACGGCACCCTGAAGGATGCACGAACCGTTCCACCAGCATTCGATTGATTGCTGACGGGGATATTGGTCGCCTCAGCCTTGAACATCGAATAGGCTGTGGTGCCATGGAAAACTAGATCGGGAATTTCTTTTGCAAATGCATCTAGTTCCACTGCTTCTACTGCGGCTTCTAATAGAGCCATAATAGTCGTATCTTTCGTTACTGAAGTCCCACTTAGCTCGCCTTTCTAAAGGGCTCGCTGGGCTATCGCTGAGTCGTTCTATTTTCACATCATTGTCCGTGTCGAGATTTAGGGTCTTCGAGACCATTCTGGAGTTTGACATGAGAGGTCTAGATGTAGCTCCGTAGTGCCAAGGTGTTCCTATCCGGTGATGGGTTGTCCCCGTCGTATAGGCTCAGCACTGCGGAGCCACACGGGCTCCTGTCGCACCTTAAGCCTTCACTTAGGCAAGATGTGCGATCTTCAAATCACTGCACACCCAGTTTGATCTGGATGCGCTGTTTGTTTTTCTTTTGACGCTTGCAGCCGGGTTTGAACTTCGCTTTGGCATAGCGAACGGACGCGGGGTGTGTGCGCCATGCTTTGGCGTGATGCACTTCGCGCTCGTGCGCTTTACGGAGTTTGGTTGCAAGTTTCTCTTCTGGTGTACGCATGATATCACCTCCTACAGGGTAATTGTCATGAGCCACCTCCTATTTGTCAGAATTTTGTAGCAAACTTCTTACAGAGTCTGAGCGCTGGTACAGTCAGCTCCGTACACTCCGGTAGTCGGGGGATTAGTCCCACCCGCCAAAGGTGCACCAATGCTGTACTGATAGACTCCCAGTGTGGGATCGACTGGGCCGTTGGTTGCGCCCGACATTTGCACAGTAATGTTGGCCGTTGAGCCAGAGCCTGTGATTGCCACGATGGTGCCCGAGATTGACACTGTGTCCCCTACGTTGAGGGGCTTTCCAGTGCGCGAGGTTGCTTGGGGATATGTTGACATTTTGTTGTTCTCCTAGGAAAATTTTTGGTGGGTCTTGAAACTATTTCCTCCAAGTCACCCACTTACCGCTGCCTTTGAGGAATCCCCTGCCATTGATCATCTCAATGACAGCGTCTGGTTTGCCACTCTTGTCCACATGGTCCATGTCCAAAGCTTCTCTGGACGGCTTCTGTGCCACATAGATCGGTTTGCCGCTTGTAACTGCTTTTTGCTCGACTTTCGTATCCACAGCCTTCTTGTCAGCTGCGGCTGCAATACGACCCGCTGCAGCTCCACCTTTGGTGTAGTTGGGATACATGCGCTGAACTGTGGACCTAACTGTTTCCTCAGCTATGGACTCCACACGAGTCCTGTGATACTCTTCGATCTTTGCTCTGTCGGGCTCTTTTGCTGCCCACATAGACTTCATCTGGGCCTGATACACGGTATCAGCTTTGAGAGCGGCATACAGATTGTTCTTGATGGTGTTGCCAAGAGGCACCAGATTCTCTTTACCATAACCTTGAAAGTAAGGCATCTTCAGGAAAGGTTTCAACTGGGTTCCGAGCAATGTGTTGTTGGCCTTCTCGCAAACGCTAGCCACACTGTTTTTGAAAACGGTAGTCTGGTTTGTTTTGAAGTCAGCTTGCTGCTTCACAAAATCTGCACGCTCTTTATCAAGGGCTTGCTTCTCTGGGGATAGCACAGCTGCTTTCTGCTTCTTGTTCTCAGCGGACAGTCCTTCATACCACTGCTTGATTCCGTATTTTCCTGTGATCAGTTCCTTAGCCGCAGCGATAGCTTTGGCCGGATCTGGGTCACTCAGAGCTTGCTCCAAACCCGCAATGACACCGGGGAGATTATCCGTCTCCAACATGCTTAGGACGTGCGGTGCAATAGCTGCATCAAATGCCTTCGAGTCGTTCCTCTTCACTGCATCGAGGAAGGAGGGTGCGAGTTTTCCGAGTGCGTCCAAGTGTCCCGTGGATTTCAGATCCTCTTCAATGTCTTTGATGAGGTCTACATTACCTTCGTACAGCTTGGCATCCGATGCCTCAGCTGCCGCTTTGACTCCTGTGAGGGTTTCATAACCTTCTGCCCCACCAATGAGATCACTGAACTCCTTAGCCGTCTGCATTTCCTTAACGCCACCGGGAAAGATCTGCTTAGCAGCTTCCCAGCGCTCGAATGCACCATGCAACTGTTTCACAGCCTGCGCGTGACTCGGGTCGAGGTCGCGTAGGGCCTTCAGGGAATTACGAATTTCTTTCGGGGTCTTGTCGGTCCCGGGGAGATCTTCAGCCTTAGTCGCTCCCTTAGCTGCGGCTTCCTTCGGGCTCCCGTCCGAATTATACTGAGTCTTTGCTTCCTTCTTGTCTGCGCCCACAGCAGGTGCATCGGCATTCACTACAGGTGCATCGGCTTCCACCACAGGGGCATCGACAACTGGGGCAGCAGTCTCCACTACGGGTGCATCTACAACTGCTGAGCCCAGATCCGCAAAATCCAACACGCTTTCTTCGGCCATAAATCTCCTTGAGTCTTCTTGAGTCTAGCTGCCAAATGCAGCTGTTTCTTTCTTACCAAACAAAACTTCTACTGAGTAATTGCCTTTTGAGTCCACGTAAATTCCAAGGGTACCCCCCGGCTTCACCGAGACATCATCGCTTTCCGCACGTCCCTTATACTCTTCATCTATCATGCGGTTTACCGCTACACAGTTAGAATTGTGAGAAACGTACACAGTCAACTTGTTCTCTTTCCTCAGCTCCTTATCAAAGTAGTGAAAATTGCGATCTTCTAGTGTGTCTAGAGATTCACCATCTGGCGGAACAAGTTTTGGGTTGTCTACGTACAGTTCCAGAATCGGGCCGTAAGCATCTTTGTCTTTTCCCGAGAGAAAGCCAAGATTCCATGATATCAATGCCCGATCCTGCTCCACATCTAACCCAAACTCTTCGGCAATAGCGTCAGCGGTTTGTACTGCCCTAAGCATCGGGCTGGATACGATACGCTTGACCTCTAGACCTTCATCTCTGAGGTTCTGAGCTGCTGCTTCGGCTTGCTTTATTCCTCTTTCGTCGAGCGGTGGGTCCATTCGGGAACGAAACTTGTTGTCTTCATTCAAAATGGTTGAGCCATGCCGCTGCACGACCGCAATTAATTTTTTGTCAGACATGCATGGCTCCCTTCGTTATCGTCTTAGCTGCCTCGGCTGCTCCCCGCCTTGTTGAGGTGGTGCCTGAGGAGGTGCTGGCTTTTCCCCTTTAAGTGCTTCGGGGATTGCTTTAGCTTGGACCTTCTGCTGAAGCTGGTCTGCAGCATGTTGTTGGAAGTCCTGAGCGGTTGATTGCACACCCATCTTCGCTAGAAGTTGGATGGCAACATTCTGTGGGACTTTATCAACGGCTGCTGTAATGCTCTCAGAAGGAGGCTTGTTTTCTGGGGGCGGGGCATTGGCTTTGGCAATCTGCTTCGCCATTGCCGTGTGCTCTTTCCAGTGAAGCCAGTTATTCTGATACGCAGCCTTCTGCTGTGGGTTCCCTGCTTTGAATTTCTGGCCTTCGATGTCGTTCAGCCAAGCAAACTGCTCCGCTGCCTCAAGTACGTGATTCTCGCTTTCGTCTTGTGCGACTGGAACAGTAGAGACCAAAGGTGGCAAAGCTTTAAGCTGAGCTTGAAGCTGCGTCAGCATAGCCATTTCTTTTGGGTCTGCAGGCAAACCTTGCTGGATCTTCGGCCCCATCTCTTCTGACGCTTGATCTAGGACTTTCTGAAGCTGCAGAACTGCAGGGTTTTGTGTTGGTCCTGAGCGCAAGAGTACTTCTCTCTCCATCTTCTGTTTATTCATGGATACTGCGCCCGGGACTTTGAATGCTTTAAGTCTGAGACCTGATTGCAAAACTGGTAGGTTGGACGGACTAAAGATGAACTGCTGTAGGGCTTGGTTGGATGTGCTTGTATCAACCATGCCCATGAGCTTTGCTTCTCTTTGAGCGGAACTCTCTGGGAAACTCGGATCACTCTCTGGGTAGCAAAGAACATTGCCATTCAAATTACTGGTGTTGACTCTGACTACTTTTCCGGCTCCCATAGACATAGAAAGCCTTTTGCCTTCACGGCAATCCGCAGCGCACCCAACTGCCTGCCGAGTTGTCTCAGCGAACAGTGTTTGTAAAGCGTTCCAAGGCGAGCCTATTCTCTGTAGTGCCTGATCACGCTGGATCTGCGCATTTCCTACGGTATTCTCTCCTGTGGCTGCACCAAATAAGCTCGGTAGGGCACCTGAGATATCCTCGGACAATGTTGTGATGAACCATTTGATCATCTCAGCCATTGCTGCCTGCGGCTGAGGTGTTGGTTCCAGCATAATATACTGATCCATGGTAGTGAGCCCGGGTTGCGGCTCGAATTGGCCTGAGCTTCCGGGGACGTTAGTCTGATCCTTCATGGCTTCCATATCGAAAGCCTCAGCGTTGAACCACTTCTTGGGGACAGTGCGCTTGAAGAAATCATCCTGTAGATCGACCCAGTCATTGATGCGTTTCTGAATGGAAATCAGAGCTGACCCTAAGGCCATTCTGTTTTGTCCTTTGCCAGCTTTGCAGTGAGCTATAGCAAGGTGCTTATCCATACTCTCATTACGAGAGAAGGCGTAGTTTGCACCGGCCTTAGCCAGTAAACAGCCATTGGGAAAAGCTTCGAGCAGCTCAGCTCGCGTTAGGTCGTTGACTGAGTCGTCCATGAACATCGAAGGACGAAACCATGTGTACTTTACAACTGTGTGGCGCTGCAGGGAATCTCCTGTCACGTACGCACCAAGCACAGCCTGCCGAGTATTCTCTCTGCCGATTCTGTCTAGCTCAACCTCGGAATTTCCATCAGATCCGGGCTTAATCTTGTCCGCAATCCAAGGAAATGTAGCCTTAACTATAGCCACATCGAGATCTAGGTACAGTTGAACGGACTGCATATCCTTGATGGCATCAACTGCGATGGGACATTTGTGATCCATCTTCCCATGCATTGTGGTGACTTCTTGTCCCCTAGGTTTCCTTTGTGAAGAAACCTGCACCTGCATACCTTCATCATCGCCCTCGGCTTGGACTTCGGTTGTCTCCTCCTCTTCTGGAGACTCCACTTGTTGAAGAAAGTCATCGAGACCTTCTTGACCAGTGGGGGTGTCATCTGGAGGGTTAAGCAGATCTTCAGGAACTACTGGAGCCTCCTCAGGGGAATCATCTTCGAACCCATACAGCTGCCCGTTCAACTCATAGCGAGTCCAAGCAAGTATCCTATCTTCGTTCCAGAAGATACGAGCGCATTGCGCAATCAATTCTTGGAGCTTATTGTTACGGGCGTAAATCTCTTTGAAATTATCAGCCTCTGCTGCCGCTACGATGTCTGGCCCGTAGTCGGGGTCCATCGGGAAGAATTCTACCGCTGGGACTTCTCTAGCTAAGGAGGTGCAGATAATGTCTCCCTTGCCTGTGTAGATGTTGGTATCGTAAATTGTGTTGCTGGACTGCTGGGATGCTGGGCCAAACCCTGAGGCTTGCCCCGGGAGAATCCAGCCGCCCTGTTTGCCACGAAGCAAATGCTGGTAGCCTCGGTCAAAATGTAAAGCTTCCCCCTCGGCTTTGACTTCGAGTTGTTGCGCTAGAATCGTTTCCATTCTAACTCTGCATGTTACCATGCAGCTCAGACTATATCATCATCCCTTTCAGGATGCAGAGTGCTTCGGAGTCACTGACCCCTACTCCCTTGCGGGATAGTCGTTACACCTTCCTCTTTCGAGGCTCGGCTCGGTATTGACCCTTGCGGGGTGTTTCACCGAATTCTCTCTGTTATTTTTATCCATACTTACGTATGGGCGACACAGGTTTGTTTATGTCTGTTCTACTTCGAGTCTACGCGCTGCAACATCGGTCTTTGTTGCGATTATGTCAAGTTGGAGGAGCGCTCCCTTTGCATCCTCCGATAGCTCCGCGAACGGCTCGGAAGAATATGGAAACGGAGCGTACACACCCAAAGGACTTGAATTAGGATTCTCTGGTTGCTCATACGGCAAAGGACTAGGAGGACTAGGAGCATTCGTAGTCAGGGTATTAACTTCATCCGGCATTTATTTCTCCTTGGACTCTATAGTCTATGACCTTTGCACCCTTTTTAGAGTTGCATGGACCGCACAGCGGCTGTATGTTGTCAATGTTGCTTGTGCCTCCCAACTTTATAGGGATCACATGGTCCGCTGTGAGCTTTCTTTTCTTTTTGCAACGTAAGCATTTGTACCCGTACTTTTTACAGAGAATTTTCCATTCCGCAACCGTATATGAACCACCGGCCATAGTCTTTCTTGTTTTACGCACATGACCGTGCATACGCTGAGCTTCAGGATTTTCTTTTCGCCACTTAGAGATTCCCTCTTTTACTTCTTCAGGATTCTCTTCACGGTACCTCGCACTGTATGCAAGAGCCTTTTCCCGGGTCTCCTCGTAGTGCTTCTTCCTACGAGCTTTAACTTTTTCGGGATATTTTTTCGCCCATTTTGTGTAGTTAGCTCTGCATGCTTCCCTGTGAGACTTGGCCCATTCCGCAGATTGTTGCAATTGCTTCTCTTTGTTTTCCAAATAATTCTTATGACGTAATTCTGGTGTTGCGTATGGCATACTGTCCCCTTTCATAGGACAGGCCGGGAGTGTGAAAGTCACTCAACCGGCCCTAACTCTGGATTCGAGGTCCAGAGATCTTCTTAGTGGTGCATCGCGGCAAAACCTTTTGCCGAAGCCTTCATGTGCTTCATATGCTCACTGTCTCCCGGCTTAGGTGTCTTCTGAGCGTATGTGAGTTTCTTACCTTCAGGGACACCCAGCGCTCGATGCAATCCTCCTTTGTTGACGGAGAATGATCCTTTGCTGCCAAGGTCCACTTTATGTTTTTTTCTTCCTACTCCAACCATAAGGCACCTACGATTTCTTTCGGTAAACGAATTTCTTCTTCACATCTGGTGATGTGGTCTTACCGTGCTTGTACTTAGGTAACTTGGAGGGCGTAGAGCTTTCCCACTCCTTCAAACCCTTTTCCCCTCCGAATTTCTCAGGGTTTGCGTGCCCAAAAGCACGCTGCTTTGCGCTGACAAATGGAATAACCCACCTCCGTGTATCATTTTTTTTTTACCCGGGATTACGAGTATCAAAGTCTGCGCTGAGGAACCCTTCGCCCTTCTTTGGTTTCTTTACTACAAATGTAAACTTGCGCTTAGGTTTCGGCTTGGGACGGTTTTGATTGTCCAGCAGAAACTTTTGATCCTGCATTTGATCTCCTGCTGGCATTGTCGCTCCTCATGCAAGATCCGGCATCTCGAAGTTTTCCTCTTCAGACTTTGCCGATTGCTGCGGCTTGTGATCCATCTTCTTCACATCACGATTCTGATCTTCCCCACCTGCTTCGAAAGAAAGTTTCTCAGCACTGTCATGCGCCTCTTTGGCACTTCCGTGGGTCATCGTGTGCTCAAAGCCATCATCATGAGTTGAAGTGACCTTGTGCCCACCGTCAGAATGATCAACATGGGTAGTATGAGCAGGACCGTGGGCCTGCACAACCGACTCAGGCGTACTCACAGATGCATCCTCAGCGTGCTCATTCTTCATTACCTTGTCTGCACCTTCTAGGTTAGCGTGATCTTCCCCATGATGCTCAGGTGTGACATCCTCTACCTTTTGCTCACCATCGTGGTACGAGTCGTACCGTTTAGCTTTGTATGCCGACCCGAATTTCTTCGATCCATCTTTGGACATAGTTGCCATTGCTAATCTCCTTACCCTAAGCTCGGCATGTTGAAGCCGTCGCTCTCACCACCACCAAACATATTGCCCTGTCCTGCATCAGCGTTCGGATCTTTGTCCGTGTTCTCTTCATTCGCGGGGCCTGACAGCTGTTTCGCGGCAGCATGTGCGTCCGCATGCGACTTGTGCTGACTAGAGTGCATGTGCCCATCTGGGTGATGAGAAACTACCATGTGCTTTCCAGCTTTGTGATCATGATGTGTCGTAACGCTAGCTGCGGGTCCGTGCTCAGCTGCTACGGCTCCTGCATCGACTCCCTCTGGCTCTGCCTTGACATCGTTATCAGGCACAGCTGCGTTCGCTGCAGAAAACTTTGCCTCTCCCGCTGGGTTCGTACGTGAAGGTTCTTTAGCAGCGGAATTCGAAGGGCTCCCTGAGGGCATATCGGTAGATTTAGGACCTAAATGCGGAGCATTCTCGTCGGCGGAATGCAGCGCGTCCTTTTTCTTACCAACGAAGCTGCTGCCGAACTTTTGACCTGTTTTTGTAGTGTACATTCAATTTCTCCTCGGCTGTAGCCGTCTATTTACTGCATGGGCAATTCTTGTGTTTCAGAATCTCCAAAAACTGTTTTGCCGCAGCTTCCGGGGTTTTTTCCACGTAATCCTTGCTTTCACTCGGACAACAAGGCACCCAACCCGCTTTTTGACTCAAAGTTTGCTCCGAGTTGTAGTTGCAGCAGATCTCATAGCCATTTTCCGCGCAGCGGACGTGAATGCTGCACAAATCCCCGTAACACTCTGCTTTCTTTTCTTTTTCTGCCATTATCCTGCTCCTTGTTCGCCTGCGAAGTTTCTGGTAGCAGGTTCTTCGGTTTTCTTAGGTGCTTTTGCCTCTTCGGCCAATTCTTTTGCCATTTGTGTGTCGTGTTGCTCTTGGACCACTTGCCAGCGAGACTTTGTAGGAGGAAGGCTGGAAAAATCGAACTTTGGAGAGGGAGGTTTCGGTTTTTGGTAAGCAACGACCTCTGCACCCATGCGCGAGCTGTGTGCCAGCACGGTATTTTCGTAAACTATGAGCTTCGTATTAAGCTGCTGCTTTTCTTCTCTCAAAGTTGCGATTATAACATCTTTTTCGTGGAGTGATCTATCTTGATCTTGCCTGAGACGAGTAAGCTCCTCTTCAAGGTGCTCCATGTACCTACTACCGAGCAAGTCGCGGAAGAACTGACGTATTACTGCCCCCCAAGTCTCTTCATATCCGTCCATCTGAGTCCTCCTAGACCTGTCCATTATAGTGCCCTAACCAAACAGGCTGTTCACGCTGTCGGAAAGGCACATTTGGCTTCGGTGCGTCATGAATCATCTTGATTTTGTAAAACCACGCAGCCATCGGGTCGAGTGTCTTAGCATACTCCTCTACTTTTTGACTTTGCGGCTTCTTCTTCGACTTGTGCATGCCATAAATGCCGTATCTGAAGCCGTCATACGCATCATCACCTCGCGTATCGACCTTGAGTACGTCATCTGGCATATCCGGGTCACGCATCAGCGTCGGAAATGCATTTATGATGTCTTGACAGGTGTCCAAGACAACCAGCTCTCCATTTCTGAGCATGTTGTAGATCAAAGATGCACCTGCAACACGGTCGCCTGCGGCTGCAGCTGCTCGGGTCACCCTCGGCAACCCTAATTTTATCAGCTCAGCGGAGTATTCATCTGCTGGGGAGTGTGCGCTTACTTGTTTGGAGAATTTTTCATGTGAAAACAGTATTGCCTTGGGGGTTACAAGCTCCCCGGTGGGCAATTTGCACATGCTCTTGAAAATCGCGGCCCATTCTATGTGGGTTTTACCACCAAGAGACATATGCTCTTTGAAGCACACCGTTTTTGTCTTGTAATCGTTTCCAATTCCCACTTTTACGAGCGCTTTGGTGAACAAGTACGCGGCATTGTAGTGCTTCCCCATGGCCCAGTCTTGACTCCCCCAGACAGGTTGCCATGGTTGCCAGATTATTGCCTCTGGATCTTCGCGTAAATTTATAACGTGCTCGTACGGGTCCCAACATTCGAAGTATTGACCTTCGACGGAGCCATCTAATCCTAAAAGTTTCTTGTCCCTCTGCGCTTTGGGCAGAGAATTCATGCGAGCGATGAACCCGGGATCTCTCTTCAAGAATTCAGGGTTATCCAGAGCAGTCGAGCGCTGGTATGCGTAGAGCAAGGGATCGTATATGTTCAGCCACTCCCCATTTGACTCTACCCACCATTGCCCAATTGAGTCTTTCTTAGCATCCTCGGGCTTCTCGAATGGTTCCTTCTGCACGAACAGTGTTCGGTAGTATTCGTAATAAGGTCCAAGTGGGTTTGTGCAACCAACAATGAATGGAATAGGCAGATGCCCGTGCTGATTCGGTATGCAAGCTCCGTTCACTATGTTACGTGAGTAGAGCATGCCCCATGCTTCAGGAGAGAACTGTCCGCATTCGTCTACGAGGATCGCAGGATACGAACTTCCTAAGTATTGGTCGATGTCACGCATCTTGTTGTTCTGGCAGTGGCCGAAAACAACGCGTGATCCATTCATGAATGTCGCTACGTGCTTAGTCTGGTCGTACTTGTACAGCTCCTGAGGCACAAAAGTCTTAAAGTCTTGAATTGCGCCAGACTCTAACTCTTTGAAAGTTCTGCGAAGAACAAGGACATCACAGTTGTCATAGGCTAAGCAGTAGTTCTGGACAATGTACATCAGCCAGCCTACAGTTTTTCCAGATCGGAAGCCACCAACACTCAGGCACTGCGGGGCTACGGGCATCAAATAAGGTACCCCATCGCGGGTACGCAACTCTAAAAGCTCAGTCTGCTTTTCTTGCAGCTTGAATTTCTTGCTAATCTCCAAGATTCCATCTGAGCTGATATATGCTGGTCGTTCTTTGTCCTCAACTATTTTTTTTCGCGGCATGACACCTGAGTCCTTACTTCTCGTTTATTGTGAAGCCTTCTGCCTCGATAAAGGCGGGCCTCAACGGCTCACGGGGCCGATCTTCCTTCACAATCTGGTTCATCAGTACTTCTGGGAACGGAATCATCACCACTTTCACGCCCTGAGTTTTTCCAGCTTCGATCTCTTCTTCATTCTTGGGTACGTCTCCGTACGCTCTCTCCAGAAGAATCTTAGCGTTCTGAGCAGAGGACATGGCGATTTTCGCATCTTTAACCATCAGAGGTTTCCCGTCAACCATGACTAGGTTCCCCAACTTATCGAACACGGGATTGAATGCGGACATAATGGCATTCTCGTACAGATTGCTGAATACTTTGAGGATCTTTTTCTGCCCATCTTCTGTGTCCTCTTCGAGCATCAGATTTCTCACCATTCGAGTGATGTCTACGGTCTTGGGCATCTTCTGATTGGTGAATCTTCCACGCCTGCCACGGACCACCTTTACTGGCCCTGTGGCCTTCAAAATAATCTCCTCCGAGGGTCCTTTTGGGAGAGCCTCGGAGGGTTGAGTCGTTTCATCTGCCATCGCTGGCTCCTTACTGTTTCTTTGGTACCGCTACAAACTCAAGCGCGACGTTGTCAAACTGCATTTCAGCTGGGATGATGTCGTACTTCTTGCCAAAGCCTTCTACCGTAGTCGTAAACTTCTTTTGCGCGTTCTGCGTAGTGTTGCTCAGAGTCGTGATCTGAATCTGTGCCTTCAGGTATTCGTTCTCGATCTCTCGTAGAACTAGCTTTTCCTCAGCTGTCAAAGGCTGTTTCGTACGCTTGGCAGGTACTGGAACATCCTTGGTGGTCTCTGCCTTGATCGCCTCGGCAGCCTTAGCAACCTCTGTTTGAGTCTTTTCATACTCAACCTGCTTCACTGCTTCAGCCTTTACCTCGACTGCTTTTGCTTCATTCACTGCTACCTGTTCTGCCGTAGTCATGTCTGAGTCTCCTTGTTTGGGGTTTGAAATCTTGTAGTTCTTCGGGTGATAGTGCACTATCTGCATTGCAGCCCCACCGATATGCATGCGGTAAGGGGTCACTGCAATCGTACTCTTGGTGTGTCACGGTATTCTCCAAGCCCACGAGCACAGTCTGTGCGTTCGGGCCTCGTTGCTCACCGCTGGATCTTTTGAGCAATAAAAAAGGGAAGCCGGTTAGGGCTTCCCTTGGTTATTAAAGTATTATGTGCGGCTCCGCTCACGCGCCCAGTCGCTCGGGGTCTACGTATTTCTGCAACGAGACTGATGCATCTGCCGAAGCAGAACTTGGCTGTGCCCGCAGGATTCGAACCTGCACCTTTCGCATTAACAGTGCGGAGTCCTGCCGTTAGACCAGAGCACAAAACTTGGTGGACCGCAAGGGATTCGAACCCCTGTTGGCAGGTATCCTCCCACTAGATGAGTGGCCCACATGCGTACTTGCCCGGGTAACTTATTTCATGTCCGGCTGCACCAGCACGCTTGCTAAAAACTTGGAGACTTTATTTTGTACACGGGAAAAAGTCTGCCTGAAAACCCTATGTCACGCTTTCAGGCGCTGATGCATCAGAGCCGAGCAGGGACCGCTCATCTTCGACTGGTTCCGCCAAGCGGCCTTGCTTGCTTGAACGTTCCATTGGTCGAAGGTCGCCCTTATTTAGCCTCCGGGTCCAGAGCGTTACACATTGTCCATCCCTTTGTGTGTGACAGAAAGGGTTTATGGACTTTAATAATGGGTCAGGTCACAGATGCCCATCGCTTTTCAGGGGTCTCACCTGATCATAAGGGACGCGGAAGTGTGCCACGCCCTGCCATTAGTTCAGCCATCGTGTTGCTGAGTCTCACCATCACGGGGTTCTTATGGTTGCCCGGGTGAGTCTTTTACTCGTGCTAAGGCGGTCGTAGCGCCATACACGAATGCCGTGGTTTCAGCACAGCTATTCGACTGGGTACCTCCATGTTTAAACGTTGGAGTCCGTTGGTCGAAACTTGGAGCCCTAGGAGTGATTCGCACACTCGACCCGCTGATTACAGATCAGCCGCTCTGCTACTGAGCTACACGGGCTTAAAAACTGTGGGACGATTTTATCGTGTCGTCCCGCTCACGTCATTCTGCGATATCCTCATTCCGAGCCTACATATCGCTGGAACAAACTCGATGGGCGTGCGGAGGGTTGTCCGCACATTCCTTACGAAACTTTAGCCCAAACTTTTATCTGGACCGCTGAGGGGGTGCCCTAAGAAGAAAAGGAGGAAACTAGGGGGCACCCCCGGGGTCAATAAACTGGTACTTGTGACTATGTAAAAATTATACCACACGATTCCTCTCCTGTCAAGCCCCCTGACGAAATAATTCTCATTTTGATATAAAAACCCGTAAGTCCTTTGTTTCTATACTCCCACATGGAGCCTTTTGCAAATTGTTGAAAACAAAGAGAATTCTCCTGTTGACTTTGGGTACGAAAACACGGTATAATAACCCATAGGCTTCCGGGAAGCATATTACCAAGAATCAACAACTTAGAGGGAAGTGATAGGGACACTAGGAGTTACGAGCAGCTTGCCCCAAGGTCTTCCCCAGAGAAAGTGAGCTATCTATATGAGAACAAAGACAAAGGGCAGGCTTGGGGCATGAAAAGGACTCCTGAGGAGATCAGCCGGTCCCGCCAAGAACTGGCGAGAGAAATCAAGAACTGGCGGGCAGCAGTCGCAGCAGCGCAGGGTGACATGCTCCCCATAGCACAATCCTATCTGAACAGGTATATCAAGAAGATGAGTGCCCTGAGGTACAAAGGCCGCAGACAATTTTGGAAATAGAGATGCGGTACCTCCGAGGTACCGGATGGAGAAGACCCTTTGGATAACCCTTCGCAGTACAAGGTGCTGGACCTAGAACATCTCCAGCCACGTAAAGAAAAGCACAGTGAGTTTGGGTATGTGGTTGGAAATATACAGGTAATCTCTGGCAGAGCAAATCGCATCAAGAGTGATGCCACTTTAGAAGAGTTGACAAAAATCACGGAGCACCTAAAATGCCTGAAGTCTCGACGATGAAGGTACTGGACCTTGAGCATCTGAATCCCCCGATGAATGTCACTGTGGTGACCCCCAGTGATGGACTGCCAAAGCTTGCTGCATGGATTTCTGAGAAAATAAAGACTCGCAGCCCCATGGGGTTTGACACAGAGTCCAACTGGGTGCATGATTTCTTTTTCAGAATTCTGCGCACAATCCAAGTTGGCGATAAGGAACAGCAGTTCGTGATTGATCTTTTAGCCTTCGCTGGAACACCAGAAAAGCTAGCAAGTTCTCAGGGTTACTATAAACTCGACCCCATCTATAAACCAATCTTCGATATTCTCACCCCAGCATTATGTGGCAATGCGGTTTTGAAAGTGGGACAGAACCTCTCCTTCGAATATGAAGTGATGTATTGGAACTTCGGGCAGCGCATTTGGCATCTGTACAGCACTGACCTAGCGGAGCGTGTCATTCAAGCCGGTCGCATCAGTCTGAAGAGGATGGTCGAATTCTCCATGCGCAGGATTGTAGAGCGCAGATTCAGCGTGACTGTAGATAAAGAGGAGCAGGACAAATTCGAGCCAGATGCAGTACTGACTCCGAAGATGATCCTCTATGCAGCCTTCGATACACGTATGCCGCTGTCCATGCGTGAGTCGCAGATTCAGGAGATGACGAAGGATCTTCTGCTCTCCACTGCGTTGATTGAGAATGATGCATTGGGTTCCTACACAGACATGCACCTTAATGGCCTGCTCCTTGATGGCCAGCGCTGGCTTAAGCGACTTGAGGGTGTAGTTGCAAGACGTGTAGATGAACTGCGTCTTCTCGATATCGAATTCATCAGGCTCATGGGCAAGAAGAATGAACAGATTGACTTCGAGGAGATGAACAGGCGCGAGATCCATTGGCGGAATGATTTTGAGTTGGCATCTTCCCCAGAGATGGCAAAGGCTGAAGAGATTCGCGCTACGCGTGACAATGCGAAGAAGGCCGTACTCAGGGCTGAGCTGGCTGTCCTTAAGAAAGTCCGATCCGAAGCTAAGCAAGTAGCTCACCAAGCATTTTTGGAGATTAGCAAGAACCACACGAAGTGGAAAATCAAAGTTGAAACCTGTGAGGGTGATGCTTACCTCAACTACGGTTCCAATAACCAGCTGCTCGAAGCTCTAAAGAAGGTGCGCGGTATGAGCACCCTGAAGAGTGTGGCAGATGACGATCTTCTGGAATACAACGATAGACCCTTCATTCAGACTCTTCGCAAATACCGCAAGGGCAAGAAGGACACAGGCACGTACGGTGTGCAGTGGGCGCAGACATGGATAACCAAGGCATCCTCAGAGGAAGGCTGGGTACATCCATGGGATGGTAGGATACACGCGAAGTTCAACCAGCTTGAAGCTGAGACTGGGCGTAGCTCCTCCGAAAAGCCCAGCGTAATGAACCTCCCGAAAGATGATGAGGTCCGCGCTTGCTTTATTGTGTCCCCACCTAACGAGGACATTCGCATCTCAGATTGCTGCGAAGATGAAACAGACTTCTGCATGCTTGGCGATGGTTGCCTCAGGCACATTTGCAGGAAATGTGGCAAGGATTGCCTGACGCACGCTGAGGAATATGTTCTAGTCACGACTGATATGTCAGGGGCAGAATTGCGGATCATCGCAGAACTGGCCAATGCCACATCGTGGATCAGAGCCTTCGCTAACGGCTGGGATGTCCACTCAGTTTCCACGGAGATCTTGGAGCCTGAGAAGTGGGCGAATGGTGCAGCACAACCCGGAGAACTGGATAAAGAAGGAAAGCCACTACCACCCTGCGCATACTTTGAACTGGATGAAAAGGGTGAGCAGAGGAAACAGAAGTGCAGATGCCCCAAGCACGAAGAATTGCGTGCGCACACCAAGGCAATCAACTTCTTACTTTGCTACGGTGGTGGACCTGATGCGCTGGCTGATGAGTTAGGTATTTCCAAAGAAGAAGCCAAGCGTCTCATGAAACAGCACGAAGCCGCATTCCCTGATGTCTGGCGTTACCTGAGGGAGTCTGGTGAAAAGGCTCAGAGGCTGTTTGAGGCAAGAGATCTGTATCTACGCAGACGCTCACTCCCCAAGCCGACCTATGAGAGTGCGAAGGAATATTTCAAGGACGAGCATGCTGATCGCTTGGAACTTGAGGAAGATGTTCAGAAGCAGAACATCTTCAACTTCACAGCTGAGTACTTGCGTAAGCCCACGGCTGACGAAAAGCACAAGCTGACGCACCGCGAGCCAACGGATAACGAGATCCGGCAAGCGATGCGCGGACTGGTTGGGTCAATCGGAAGACGGGGAAAGAACCATTGCATTCAGGGCAGCAATGCCAGCATCATCAAGCGTGCTATGGGCTGTGGCTTTGACAAGGATGGAAAACCTTTCCTGTGGCATATTCTGCCACTGTTTAAGGCTAAGCTTCTGTCCATGATTCACGATGAACTCATCGTGCAGTGTCCGAAGCGCTTTGCAAAGCAAGTAGCCGAAGCTGTTGCTGATGCTTTCAGACGTGCCGCAGCTGAGGTGATGAAGAAAGTCATCATGGAAGCTGAGTATCACATCGCTAATCGCTGGCAGAAATAGGAGTCGCATGGATAACCCGAAGTACCTAAACTGTCCGTGGTGCCCATCCCAAAGTTACTTGACGGGATGGGTGGACGCGGATCAACGCAAATACGAATGCCCAGCCCATCACACGTTCTACATCGAGGCTGAGGACACCAGATTCAACTTTGGACACGAGGAGAAGCAATGAAACTTGATACATTTGCAGCAATAACTGCACTAACCACAGAAGTGCAACGTGCTACCGAATTATTCCCCATGAATGACTGTGCACAGCACCATCTGCCCCATTATTATCTTGGGGTGATCGAGGAAGAGTTTGAAGAATTCAAGAAGGAAGTCTTCGCATTCAATCTTGGCAAACAAAGGGACACTCGGCCTGCTATGAAGGGGGAGCTGCTGCAACTTGCAGCTATGGCCCTGCGTGCCTACTTGGAGATTTGATGAAAGCATACACTGACGGCGCATGCCGAGTATCCAATCCCGGCCAGACCAGCTGCGCTTGGGTGATTGCCATTACCAGCAATGAAGATGACATGCTTTACTTCAAAGAGGCAGGCTCTCGTTACCTAGGCCCTGAGTTGCACACCAACAACTATGCCGAGTACCAAGGGCTGCTTGACCTCCTCAAGTATGCAGTGAAGCACAAAATCATGGGCTTGGATATCTACTGCGACTCTAAGTTGGTAGTGAATCAGGTCAACGATGTCTGGGATGTGAATAATCAAGAATTGGTGCCACTGTGGGTCCTAGCCTATGCCTTGCGCATTCGCGGAGGACACACACTGCAACACATACACGGACATTCTGGGGACCCCGGGAATGAGTACGTGGATCGCTTGTGCAATGAAGCACTCGACAAGGAAGGGATAGGGAAATGACATTAGAGGACATAATCAGTATTGACTGCCCCGGATGTGGAACGAAAGCCGGAATACCCTGTTGTCGATGGGAGGGGGAGGTGGTCCCCGGTGTTTGTACCGTGCGAACAGAAAAGGTTCAGAATCAAAAGGAACTTGAGAAGAATCTTGTGCTTGTGTGGGACACAGCTAAAGATTACGCCGAGCGCACTGGAGGAGACTTCTGGACGCTGAGGATTACCCAGCAACGCAAGGAACTGGAGAACTACGCGGAGGATCACCAATATGATCTACATCTGGGATATTGACAGTACTTTAGCAAACATAGATCATCGTCTGCATTTCATTGAACAAACCCCGGCAGACTGGGATGCATTCAACATGGAGACTGGGAAGGACACACCGATCTGGGAGACGATCACAGTTGCTAGGGCACTTGCTGCGGCAGGTCACATCAACATTATGGTGACTGGGCGCTTAGAGGTGGTCCGTGAAGCCACAGTCGCTTGGCTCCGCAAGTATCGCATACCTTTTGAGTGTATCTACATGCGCGGGAATACTGACCACCAAAAAGCTGACGTGCTCAAATGTTTAGCTTTGGATCATATTAAATCATCTCACCCCGGTAAAGAAATCGGAGGAGTCTTCGAGGATCATCAGCCATGTGTGGACATGTTCCGTGCGCGAGGCCTAAGGGTCTTCCAAGTCGCGGTAGGAAACTTCTGATGGGATACTTAGAGAAGCTCGCCAAAGCTGAGGGATATATGCTCTACTGTATTCGAGGACACTTTATTAAGCAGAGTGATCCTCAGAACTTCAGTGGGGGCAAGACAGTCGTCATAGACAACGATTTTGGGGAATGCCCAGAGTGTGACCAAGAGGTTAAAGAGGCGCAGTCACTTCTAGGTAGACTCGGAACACCAAAAGGAGAAGCAAATGAATAAGCAGCAGGTACTAGACGCCATTGCACACGTCTACTCAGAACTTGAGGAGAGTCAGGAGCAGGCTCAGAAGAACTTCGAAACAGGTATGAAACTTGCCAACGAGAATACTGCACTGAGAGAACAGATTGAAAACCTACACAATACACCGAAACCCTTGGCCTTCTCAGAAAGGGACAACGTACCTTGCACAGCTGAGCTAGAAGTAAAACTCCAGAAGCTGGCTACGTACTTCACCAAGCGTGCCAAGGAGAATAAGAAGCGTGCCGAGCGTGAGGAGCAGTTTGCGGAAAGAAAAAGAGCATGGACTAATCTCAGTGATGCACAGGAACATGATCGTAGTTCCTACTACTTCTCAGGCAAGGCAGACACCTATGAGCGTGCTGCGGCAAAGCTCAGGGAAGCCCTAGGGGAGACTGTACCATTTGGAGGTGCTTCATACACTAGCGTCTTCTTTGATGAAGCCAAAAATCTCATTACCCCACCAGAATTCACCTCTGGCACATGGCCTGCGCTCTTCGGTGGGAAGCCTGAGGAGCAGTGGATCGTTGAAAGGAACTTCGAAAAAGGCTGGTCTCGCTCCATGGATTACGATGGTGTGTATCCCTCTGAAGCAGCAGCCCTGAGACTATTTTCAGGCAGAGATGACAGCAGCAGATACCGAGCAGTACGCTTGGAAGAACCCAAGCCCGAGCAGTGGATCATCGAGTACGCATCCAAAAAACTAGGGTACCAGAAGATTTGGCATCCTTCCCACGACTCGGGTTTGAGGGAAATATTCCCGTCCTTCGCAGCGGCCATGAAGACCATCAACGAAGAAGACCCAAAACCAAACCACATCATTCGCAGAGCTACCAAGCTCAACAATTAAAGGGGAGACTATAATGAAGAAAGCAAAGAAGCCGACCGACAAAACGAAGTACGAAGCGTTGGTAGCAGAAATCAAGACGTACTTGCAGGCTCTACGTGGCGTTCGTGGCATGAGCGCGTTCCATTACAAAAAGACAGAGCAGCTCCCAGAAGTCCATGGGCTAGCTGATGGACCCAAGCAGTTCAACATCGTCCAGATTCAGGAATTGATCAACCATGTTATGACAGCCAAGCAGCTTGGCTACAAGACAGTGTTGGTTGCTGACCCGAACACGCTGACTGTGAACTTCATACAGGATGCCCCCAATTATCCCTACACATGGTCTCTCCTGTAGCCGTGGAATACCAATGTATCTGTGGTCTGCTAGGTGGCCCTCACACGGTCACCTGCGACCACTACAACTGGAACCAAAAGGAGAAAACTATGGCATCACAATGGGGCAAACCACCGATGAAAGATGTGGGTCTCGTAGCACACAAGCCGAGTCGCTTCGACACTCCTGAACATATGTGTGGTGTATCTGCGGAACAGGTAAACAGTTCTTTGCCCACAACCCCAGATCTCCCGAGTGTATTGGCAGCAATCAAACCGATATACGCACCGTATGAGTCAACCATGCTGGATCTGCGTCTCAAGATCTTCACCTTGCTCGATAACCATGTGCCAGACATGGAAGTGCTAATGAACCTCAAACGTATTGTCGAATACAGCTTTCGATAGGAGCCTATGGAAAAACTTAAAGGTACACCCGAGGAGAACGGACCCGGGGAACGCTTTGATAGTTGTGTATGCTTCCAAGACGAGCACCATCACGACTGCCCAGCCCTGAGGAAAGGAACCTGTCACTATCAGGGTTTGCACACGGCGCATATCACATTCAATAACTCTGGTGGTATGCTTCCAGCATCAGCATTCACCTGCACCAGAGAGCTTGAGTTTTCCAAAGACAGAAAGTATGGTTACGAGCACGTCTGCGGTGAGACCGGGGCATGCAATGGGTACCCGAGAACTCCCATTAGGTTCGATAACAAGGCTATGCGTTCCTTCCGCTTGGTAAGGACCGAGGATGCCTCAGGCGTCAGCGGGATCGGCATCGTAGCTGAAGGTGTCGAGTTCTCTGATGGGCAGTGTGCGCTGCACTGGCACAACTTTGGGTCCATTGGGATCTACAAGGACATGGAAACACTGCTAAGGGTTCACGGTCACGAGGGCAGGACCAAGGTAAAGTACATCTAAGGAGAGAATCATGAGAGACAAGCAGAGTAGTATCGTTGCAATTTCTGGGGGCATCATCGTCATGATTTTCATTGGAAACATTCTTTTCTGGGGCACTGTGGCCGGAGTTGTTATTCACTTCATCCATAAGCTTTGGTAAGGCAGAGGGTGCGTATGTCTGAAGCTCAGTTTGACCAGTTTGGCAACTGCACTGAATGCGGAGGTGGGATCTGAAGGTTCCATTCCGCATGAAGGTTGGTGTACGCATTTTCAAAAGGAGGAAACTAATGACGAAAACGATCTGGGTGCTGGAGAAAAGGGACAAGGTCAGACTCGGGAGGTGGGAGTTCTGCTTCAGATCTAGTATGAGTGGCGATGAGAGGTATATGAAGGCGTTAGCTAAGCGTCTCACGGAGGTAAGTGGCTATTGGTTCTACCGTGCCGTCCCGTACGACAGGAGAAAGCGATGATTGACTTCATGGTGCGTAATGAGATTTGCCCGTGAGTCGGGCTGTTGTCAAATCCGCTGAGCCCTAAGGGCCAGCACAATATGGAGACACACAAATGGAACTAGCATCGAAGTACACCTCTGAAACTCTTGGTGCATCAGGAAACTCAGCACTGATCATCAAGTATAGATCTTTGCTGATTGAAGCAGCCGCACTTGGGGAGGACATCAAGGAATTGTACGGCATTGTTCCTCCAGCAATTATTAACTATGGGAATTCGGATGCGCCCTTGACGAGGATAAGCTTGAACGTTAGTCGTGCTCTGAGCGGTATGCGTCAAGCGGACATCTGCTAAAGCTCCTCCACCATAAAAGTTGCTCCTAAGCACAGGTCTCACCGAAGCTGGCTCACACTTTAACGAGTACGAAGAGCAGCTTTTCCTGCCCACCTGAAAAAGAGAGTGAGATTTTGAGAGCCCCAAGGTTTCTTGCAGAACATCGCAGGTTGCCTTGGGGCTTTTTTTTGTGTCTGCCTCGCGGGGCTATCTAGGGACGCCGCTAAGGTTCGGCATGTCCATCAGTAACGGACGTTCACGGAGCGTGGACAGCCCCGCGCGGGCCGTCCGTGTGAAGCCGGGAAAATTTTACCTAGGTCTTTCTCCGTGTGCTTTCCGAGGGGTTTTCGTACCGCTTAATCCAGTTGCAGTTGGCGCAAAGACACTGGTAATCCTCAAAAGGCACGGTGCCCTTCAGGATCTTCAGGTACAGCCCAGTGCTCCCACGGCCATACAGGGTGTTCCCATGGTTGTTGTTTACTGCCCCGCCTTTCCTGTGGTCGATCTGTAGGGCTCGGGGATCTGTGAAGCCGCAGCGATTGCAACGTGTGTCGAAGATGGCTAGGCATCTTTCTTTGATTCCGGCCTTGTAGGCTCGGCAGTAGGTAGCGTTATTCATGTCTACTATTGTCTCATAGAAGACAGAGAAAGTCAAGTTGTTTCAGCTTGAGACAAGAGGTTTCCGCCCACGCGGAGCTGGGAAAATTTTACACGGTCTTCGCTTAGATTTCACCCTTGAGACCGGCTCCAGCTGGCTCCCGGGAAGCCCAAAGTGACCCATAAATGGACACATAAAAGTCAACCATGTCATTCCAGAGGGTTTACCTCGGTTGCCGCCTTGCAAACCACTGATTCTAAGGGCTGTGTAAAATTTACATGAATGGCCAACGCCGCGTAAATGGGAGTTTATCTAGATTACAAAGGAGTTACATAGGGCCGTGCTCTGTATGTATAAGATTCTTCTAGGAATGGCTGGGGCCGCCCACGCGTATGTGTAAATTTTACCTAGGGTAGCCCCGTGCGTTAGGAACAAAGTTCAGCACAGCTGCCCCCGAGGTTTGCCATGGGACCCCTAAAGTGGGGGTATAGCCCCCATCAGTAATCCCCCGGCGGTAATCCCTAGGCCAGCCAAGGCCAACCCCAAGGTAACACTGTGCTTAGCCTAGGTCATACGCATAGTCATACGCTGGTAACCTCGGCCAGCCTG